TGTGTTCGGAATTTAATTTAGGAATAAATTCATTTTCTACAATGACCACATAGGTATTGTATTGAAAGTTTTGGTCGTTACTGGTAAACAACTCTAGAGGAACAATTTTCTTGATGCAATCTACATTGCCAATTTCTTCCTCTATCTCTCTTTTTAATGCTTCAAAGGGCGTAGCATCGCTAGGCTCTTTACGGCCTCCTACAAATCCCCATGTGCCAGCAGTCTTGCCGTGATTACGTAACAAAAGCAAAAAACGTTTTGTATCTTTAGCAAGAAACAAACCACCGCTGGCAATGATTTGTTGTGAATTTATAGAATGATTCTCCATGCGGCTTTTTCGTATAACCCTTCAAAACTCTTAGACCAGGAATCATCACTCCACTTGTATTGTATTCCTGTGTACATGTTAGTTATATAGGTCACTGTAGTTTCTGTCTGTGAATTGAAAATTATACTCCACTGACTACCGTCCCACTCTATAATGTCATTAGCACTAGCACTAAAGTCACTAGAATCTGCATTTAGCCAAGCCGCTGGTCCGTCTGCTGTGGTTGCGTTTATGTTTTCTAATATCAGGTATCTAGTTCCTGCCGCAGGAGATCCTGGATTAAAAGTATCAGGATTTACAATAGCATCAACTGTGCCTCTAGATCCTATAATTGTATTGGCAGGAATAGTATCAGCATCGATGTTTAATAACATCCTTCGTTCGTCAAACGGATCTAAACTGATATAGGCAACAATTTCGTTACCGTCAGGTTTTAATAAACGTATTTGAGATAAGTTTGCTCTAAACTGTCCTGGATAAAGATCTAACACTTTTCTCCAGTTTACCGCATAATCCGGCATAGTGTCAGCGTCTGCATCTGTGGCTGTATGACTCTTTATCAAACTTCCAATATTGTTTAATACTAGAAGATCAAAATCTCCGGGTGTTACTACAGTTTTTAAGATTGGATCGCCTAAACCTAAGTATACACTATTGACATTATCGTATTCATCAACAATAGTACCTTCGGGATTAGTAAATGCATTAGCAATAATCTTTGTAATGATACCTAGACGTTTAACCTTAGCAGGAGGAGTAATCCAAATAGGAGTTTCGAATGTTAAATTTAAAATATCGATATCTTGATTAGCACCTTGAGGGACTTGTCTACTAGTCCAGTTAGTACTCTTTAACTGCAATACTGTTAGGCTAGTCCAATCAACATAGTTGTCTGTTGTTTGTAATTCAAGACCAGGATTAAACAAGTAGGCTAACTGTTCAAAAATTTGTAACTTTTGATCAGTGTTTGTTGACCACATATCTGCACTAAACGTTAACTTATAAGGAGCAGGCATAATACGTTCTACAGTATAACCTCTGCCCTGTGTCTCTAAATATCTGTCGTTAACTTCATCGTACTCTCGTTCTCGAATATTAACTTTGCTAACAAAAGTAGGATCTTGTAATCTACTTTGATCGTAATCAACAGCCTTAATGTAACAGGCAATAAATGGTGCGCTAGGAATTGTATTTTCACTGTTCTTCTTTAACAGAGCCGCAGTTTGCCTGCTAGGATCTCCGTAAAGAACGGGCACCCTTACAATTTTTCCAGAGCCATCTTTGTAACTAAAGTTACTCATAACTCTCATAAATTGTGTCAAGTATCTTCTAACCTGACCGTCGTAAAACCAATCCATAATTAATTGTCCGCCTGCGGTTTAAGTGCCTTACTTAGGGCTTGTTTTTCAGTGACTACCTTGCCGTTAATCGTTGCAGTAGTAGCGTTATTGATAAAACTTGTTTTCTGTGTCATTCTTACACGTTCGCCTTCGAATGCTTCACCTGGGGCAACATCCTGGGCACCAAACTGGTTCATAGTCATACGCACACCTTGTTCATACAAGTTCCAACGTTTACCATCAAATCTAAATAGTGCATTAGGCAGATAGTCTGTTCTTAGATAAAACTGTCCGACACTTGGGTTATTAGGAAATGTAATTCCAGATCCAAATGCTGATGCATTTGGTGGAACACCGTCGCCACTGCTAAACCCAACATACATGTCTTTCGTGGGCGTATGTAATACAACCGATGCGTCTGAAGTATCCATACTAGCATCGTCTATTACAGAATCGGTGGCTGAGTAGTCAACTAACCCGGCACTGTCTCTAGGAATCACAAACATCTGATTCCTATCATAGCCGCTTACCGGTGCGTCCTGGTTTGCTTGTTCAATAATTTGATTATTAATCTCAATACTCTTGTTATAAGTGCTGAGTAAATCTCTAAGTGTACTGCCATCACCTGCTCCGCTATCTTGATCAAGAATTTGTGCAAATTCTTGTGTATCTACTAAAGGTTGACATTTGCAACGTAGTAAATGGGGGTACCATGTCTGACTAAAGCCGTTAGCAGGACGGCTAACATCTGTAACAACATAAAATCTCTTTAGAGCAACAATGCTATCGTCTAAGGCATATTCGTCTTTTAAGTGGGGAAGTTCAAAAACATCTCCAGGCATTATCTTTCGTTGTAATTTATCTACTGTATCTCGTAGATGAAAATGCAACATAATATTGTCGTTCTGTAAAAATAGTCCAAATTGACTTAGATTAAAATCTAAATCTTGCATCTGATATATGCCACGCAAAATATAAACATCGGGATCGTACTTACGATCTCTAGTTTCCATAAACAGTACGTCTTGTATACCTAATTCAGGTATGTTAATTCCGCTGTTATTAGGAGTTGTAGGGGTAGATTCTCCCTCTGCAGGCGCAGGGCTTCCTATGTATTTGTGAACAAAGATATCAGTACCGCCAATCTGGAACTGTTCGTTAATTACACGATCTAGGAATTTAAAATCCGGACCTTTTTCGGGTTTGTACAGGGAGAGTCTTGGCATAGTGTTGTATTTATTGCTAAATATCATTATGTCTGAGAACGATACCGAACGCCAAAATGTCATAGATTACGTCAAACTCATGCTAGGTGACGGCATGGTTGATGTTGAACTCGATCCTGCCCACTACAATACGGCTATAGATCGCGCCCTTGCAAAATTCCGCCAGCGCAGTAGTAATGGCGTTGAAGAAAGTTATGGGTTTTTAACAATTCAAGTTGACGTAAATGAGTACATACTTCCTAAAGAAGTCATGAATGTACGCCAATTATTCCGCCGAAGTATAGGATCACGTAGTGGTGGGGGCGAAGGGGGAACATTATTTGAACCGTTCAACTTAGCCTATTCCAATACTTATTTGTTGGCCAGTTCTAACATGGGCGGTCTAGCCACTTACTATGCTTTTGCCAGTTATCAAAAGCAAGTTGGTAAAATGTTCGGTAGCGACATTAACTTTACGTTCAACAAAACAACCAAACTTCTAACTATAATGCAACGACCTAGGGCCGAAGAAGAACTGTTATTATGGTTGTATAACTATCGTCCAGATTTTAACCTATTACAAGATCCGTATGCAGGACAGTGGTTAAAAGACTATTCGCTTGCAACCTGCAAGATGATGTTAGGTGAAGCCCGTGAAAAGTTTGCCAGTATCGCTAGTCCACAAGGTAGCACACAATTAAATGGCGGCGCTCTAAAAGGCGAAGGCAAAGCCGAACTAGAAGCATTAGAGCAAGAACTTATTAACTACAAAGAAGGCGGTACTCCGCTTACTTTTGTAATTGGCTAAAAAAATCTTGACATTGTAATCTAACGATAATAAATTATAGTATCGCAGGGGGATGCTATGATTATTGGATTCGTTGGATTTATTGGTAGCGGAAAAGACACAGCCGCAGATTACTTGGTTAATTTTCACGGATTCCGACGAGACAGTTTTGCTAATACTCTTAAAGACGCGGTTTCAGCCGTATTTGGTTGGGACCGCGTTCTGTTGGAAGGACGCACGAAAGAAGCCAGAGAGTGGAGAGAGCAGGTAGATGAGTGGTGGGCACAACGATTAGAGATTCCAGAACTAACTCCCCGTTGGATTCTACAGCGTTGGGGCACAGAAGTATGCCGCAAAGGATTTCACGACGATATCTGGATTGCCAGCGTAGAAAATAAAATGCGTAAAACTACAGATAATATTGTTATTAGCGATGTACGTTTTCCTAACGAGATTAAAGCAATCCATAATGCAGGCGGCCTTGTAATTCGTATTAAACGCGGTGATGATCCTGAGTGGTATCAGGATGCTGTTAATTCTAATGCAGGCCAAGGAAACATGAGTTGGTTGATTAGTACAGATCGACTTAAAAAGTTAGGAATTCACGCCAGTGAAACTGCTTGGGTAGGCGGAAACATCGATCATGTCGTTTCTAATGACGGTACCATCGACGACCTGTTTACACAGATTAGAAACCTACTTCCGCAGTCCCAGTTATCGGACGATGTAAAAATTGCACTTGATTTACATTAAAAATCAGGCTTAAGGTCTCCCTGCCTCCAACGTACCCCTTCCTTCTGAAGTATGCGTTGGCAGTTTGCACATACTGTTTTAAGATTTGTATATCTACAATTTTTAAGATCACCGTCTACAAAGTAAACATTAAACTGTTCGGCATATTTAGAACTAAACCCGCACTTATCACACGCGGTCTTTTTTTGATATCCTCTCAATGCCCATAGGGGGTTTCCTTCTTCTCGATTGCGGGCACAATGGTCGCACTTCGTTCTATAGAAGGGTTTACCTTCTTTGTAATAGTTGATTGCAACAGGTCTTTGACCACATTTTTTGCAAAGTTTTCGCATAGCGCCCTTTTTCTGCCCTTTTCTCCCTGTATTTAACCGGCGGTTTTTACCACTACTGACTAAATATATCAAAGTAAATCCTTTGAGGAGCAAAACATGGCAATATTACAATCACCCGGCGTTAGCGTAACAGTAATTGACGAGAGTTTTTATACTCCCGCTGGCGCAGGAACAGTTCCAATGGTCTTCGTTGCGTCTGGACAAGACAAAGCAAACGGCGCAGGGACCGGGGCAGCACAGGGAACAACATCAGCAAACGCTGGTAAGATTTGGGTAATTACAAGTCAGCGAGACTTAACAGATACATTCGGTACACCTTACTTTGAGACAGATGCAGAAGGTAATCCTGTACACGGTGGTGAACTAAACGAATACGGTCTACAAACTGCTTATAGCCTTTTAGGCGTTAGTAGCAAAGCGTACATTGTACGTGCAGACGTTAACACCAGTCAACTTACACCTAGCGCAGTAGAACCTAACGGTCTTCCTGCCGCAGGTACATATTGGCTAGATACCGCAGGTTCTAGATTTGGTATCAACGAGTGGGATGCTACTACACAAAAATTTGTAGTTAAAACTCCCTTAATTATCGACAATGATAACAAAGATACAGATCTTGTTGACGGAGATCCCAACGAAGGACCAACTGAGATTTTTGGTAAGGTAGGCGACTATGCAATGATCGTTACCAGTTTCTCTGGTTCTACAAACAACCCGTCAGATATTATATTATGGTATAAAGCATCGGGTGGTTGGGAAGAAGTTAAGAATACATTTAACGGTGGAAAATTATTTTATGTAAGTCCTCACTTTGATTATCCAGACTTTAGTCCTAGCGGATTAGATGCTGATTCGGGTAGCGTTTGGATCAAAACAACTACACCAAGTCAAGGTGCAAACTGGGAAATTAAAGTATTCAATGGTGCTACACAAGCATGGACAAATGTAAGCGCCCCGTTACATACTGATAGACAAACTGCTATTGCAAAACTTGACAGCGCAACTGGCGGCTTGGC